TCCCTACAGTTCTTGAAGACGTAAAACGCAAGTATCAAATTTTATTTAATAAAATATTTGTGCTTCACGTCCCATCAACTGAGGAATATGTGTGTACGTATAATGTGGACTCGTTTAATGTTACAAACGATATTCTGCCTGGTACTATATTATTACATAGAAAGAAAGAAAGTAATACATTATACACAATTAATGCTTTGAATGCCTTGATTAAATCATTGAATGGTGGGATCATGGATAGTAAGTATATGATTAATTGGAATGATTATAAAAACTGTATATTACTTACTCGCGGTGATGATTTTAAAAAATTAGACACTAAAATACATCAGATAATCAATCTGTAAATACTATTGTCAGAATATAATTTGTTAGACAATAGATAAAAGAAATTTGGATACCCCAATTTTCTATCTTACATTTAGTAAAACATAAAATAAGTTATATGGATTTAAAAACAATCAAATCACGTCTCAATTCGCTACAGAAGACGAAAGGCGGAAATTCCAATAAGGAAGATCGTGCTAAAAATTTCTGGCGTCCGACCGTAGGTAAAGCTACGATTCGTATTGTACCGTCTAAGTTTGATAAAGCTAATCCGTTCCGTGAAGTGTATATTCACTACAACATCGGAAACAGGATGATGATTGCTTTGACTAACTTTGGCGAAAAAGACCCTATCGTTGAATTCGCATCTCAATTGCGTAAAACAAGCGATAAGGCAAATTGGTCATTAGCCAAGAAAATTGAACCAAAACTTCGTATTTTCGCACCAGTTGTTGTGCGTGGTGAAGAAGACAAAGGTGTTCGCCTTTGGGAATTTGGTAAGGAAATGTATCTTGATTTGTTAAGTATGGCTGAAGATGAAGATATCGGAGACTATACTGATGTTATGGAAGGTCGTGACTTTATCGTTGATACAGTTGGACCTGAAGTTACTGGTACTAAATTTAACAAATCATCTGTCCGTGTACGTACAAAAACTACTTCATTAAGTGAAGACAACGACCAAATTAAAACTTGGTTAGCTGAGCAGCCTGATGTTATGTCGTTATATAAAAAGTACGAATTCGACGAAATGAAAAAATCACTTCAAGAATGGTTAAATCCTGAAGATAGTGATGCTAGTGACGAAGAAGAAACAGTAGCACCAGCACCTTCTAAACAAACAACTGGTTTACAGTTAAATGTTAAGAAGAAAAAAGATTTCGATGAAGAAGAATTCGACGATTTATTTAAAGACGAAGAATAATATATATGGCAAAATCTAAAAAAGAAGAAGGTATTAGCTCTGCAATATCGAGCAAACTTAAGGGTACGTTTGATTTGGAAAAATTCAAACAGAGTAAGTACTTAGCTCAACCCGTTAAGTTTAAACCTCAAACATGGATACCATTATCCAATGCTTTTCAAGATACATTGTCTATTCCTGGGATTCCGATGGGCCACATAACTTTGTTACGTGGTCACTCGGATACAGGTAAAACAACAGCAATGTTAGAAGCAGCTGTTGTAGCACAAAAAATGGGTGTATTGCCTGTTTTCATTGTGACTGAGATGAAATGGTCTTGGGAACACGCTAAACAAATGGGATTTGAAGTACAGGAAGTTGTGGATGAATCTACAGGTGAGGTAGTAGATTATAAAGGATTCTTTATCTATACGGATAGAGGAGCTTTAAATACTATTGAAGATGTAGCTGCGTTTATTGCTGATTTGTTACATGAACAAAAAACGGGTAATTTGCCTTATAACCTATGTTTCTTCTGGGACTCAGTAGGTAGTATTCCTTGTCGTTTATCAGTTGAATCTAATAAAAACAATAACGAATGGAATGCTGGTGCTATGTCTCAACAATTTGGTAATTTTATTAATCAGCAGGTTATATTATCAAGAAAGGAAAATATGCCTTATACTAATACGTTAGTTGCTGTTAACAAAATATGGGTAGCAAAACCATCAACACCAATGGAACAACCTAAAATGAAAAATAAAGGTGGTGACACTATGTTCTTTGATTCTTCATTAGTTATTACTTTTGGTAATGTTACTAATAGTGGTACTAATAAAATTAAAGCAACTAAGAATGGTAAAGATGTTGAATTTGCTAAACGAACAAAAATTAGTTGTGATAAAAACCACATTACTGGTGTTACCAGTAGAGGATCTGTTATTATGACAGTTCATGGATTCATTGACGACGATAAAAAGGCAGTTGATGAATACAAAAAAGCTCACTCGGCTGAATGGCTTCAAGTTCTTGGAACTAAAGACTTTGATATCGTAGAAGAAACCGAAATGGGAGAAGATATCAGAGACATTTTTGACAACGAACCTGAACTAAACACAAATGAGCAATAAAGCATTTTTTAAATCCCTACTTGACAACATAAAAGAATCTAAACAAGAGCCCTTGCACTTAAACAGCAAGGTGCTCTTAATAGATTCCATGAACACCTTTTTAAGGTGTTTTACTATGATACAGCACTTGAACTATCAAGGGCATCATATTGGAGGACTTACTGGTTTTTTAAAATCAATAGGTTTTGCTATTAATCATATCAAACCCACAAGGGTTATTTTATGTTTTGAGGGGGCAGGAAGCACAACGAATAAGAAGTACTTGTATCCTGAATATAAAGCAAATAGAAAACTTATCAAGGTTACCCATTGGGAAACATTTGATAATAAAGAAGATGAATCAGAATCAATACAAAACCAAGTTGTTAGGTTAATTGATTATTTACAACAATTACCTGTTAACTTAGTTGCTATTGATAAAGTAGAGGCCGATGATGTAATCGGATACTTATCTACTCATTTACCCAATGAAGTAGTAATTATGTCTGCTGATAAAGACTTCTTACAATTAGTAAGTCCTAAAGTATCAGTTTATTCCCCAATTAAAAAGAAATTTTATACTCCTGCTTTAGTATCTGAAGAATACAAAGTATCACCTGCTAATTTCTTAAATTATAAGATATTAACTGGAGACGATTCTGATAACTTACCAGGTGTAAAAGGAATTGGCGAAAAGAAATTGTTAAAGTTATTTCCTGAATTTGTAAACGAACAAAAATATTCGTTTGATTACATGATGGAACAAGCTGAACAAAATATTGATAAACATGCTTTGTATGGCAATATACTCAATTTTAGACGTCAACTTGATATCAACAGACAATTAATGGATTTATCTAATCCAGTATTAGGGGAAGAGGCAGTCGCTGAATTAGAAGAACTAATTAGTGGTTCACCTTATAAATTTGATAGAACTAATTTCTTAAGAATGTATAACGAAGATTTCTTAGGCAATTCAATTTCCAATGTAGAATTTTGGTTGTCAAATACTTTTTCGTATCTTACATCATATAAATAAAAAAAGATGGTTGCATTTAATAAGTTATCGCAGTACGGACTTGGTTTTCAAATCAAGGTGTTGAATTCATTACTCAAAAATAAGAAGTTTATCCTTACAATTAGGGATACTATTACACCAGACTACTTTGATAATCAAGCACATCAGTGGATAGTAAAAACAACAATGGCTTATTTTGATAAGTACCATACTACTCCAACTTTAGAAACACTTCAAGTAGAAGTAAAGAAAATAGAAAATGATATTCTCAAAACATCAGTTATTGAGCAATTAAAAGAAGTATTTAAAACAGCAAATGATGATAATGAATATGTGGAAGAAGAATTCAGTAGCTTCTGTAAAAACCAACAACTGAAAAATGCGTTGTTACAATCCGTGGATTTATTACAATCGGGAATGTATGATGATATTAGAACTATTGTTGATAATGCTTTAAAAGCAGGACAAGATAAAAACATAGGCCACGAATATAATAAGGATATTGAATCTCGTTACAGAGATGAAGTACGTAGTGTAGTTCCTACTCCATGGCCCCTAATTGATGAATTGCTTTGTGGTGGTTTAGGGGGTGGTGATTTTGGTTTGATATTTGGTAATCCTGGAGGTGGTAAGTCATGGACATTGGTTGCTTTAGGAGCTTGGGCAGTAAAATTAGGTTACAATGTAGTTCACTACACACTTGAGTTAAGTGAAGGATATGTTGGTAAACGATATGATGCTTATTTCGCCAATAAAGCAGTTAATGTAATTGGAAGCTTTAGAGCAGACGTTGAAAAAGCAGTAAATGAATTACCAGGTACCCTTACAATTAAAGAATACCCACCAGGTAAAGCAACTATAACAACAATCCAATCACATATTCAAAAATTAACTGACCTTGATAATAAACCAGATTTGGTAATTATTGACTATGTAGATTTACTTCGTGCTAAACGTAATAGTAAAGAAAAAAAAGAAGAGATTGATGATATATACTTAGCTACAAAGGGTTTAGCCCGTGAGTTAAATTTACCCGTTTGGTCAGTATCTCAAGTTAATCGTGCAGGTGCCAAAGATGATGTTATTGAAGGTGATAAAGCAGCCGGTTCATATGACAAAATTATGATTACTGACTTTGCAATATCATTATCAAGAAAACGTCAAGATAAAGTAAATGGTACTGGTCGTTTCCATATTATGAAAAATCGTTATGGGATGGATGGATTGACATACTTTGCTAAAATAGATACAGCTACAGGTCATATAGAAATGGACGAAGAGCCAATGGATGAAGATGGAATGGATAATCCGTCATCTAAACCTCCAACTCCTTTTGCTGGTGGAATGGTAAGCACAGATGAAAAAAAGCATTTAAGTAATTTTTTGAAACTTAAAATGGAATCGTAGTATATATTATATTTATGCTCACAAATCAAAAGTATTATGGTAAAGGTTCTTAAATTCTCGGCTGCGTGGTGCGGACCGTGCAAGATGTTATCTCCTATTTTCGAACAAGTAAAAAAGGAAATATCCGGAGTTAATTATATAGATATTGATGTAGATACACATCCTGAGCTTGTACAAGCTTACTCAGTAACAGGAGTTCCTCTTGTTATAATTGAAAAAGATGGAGTAGTAACTAATACCATTGTTGGGGCTAAACCTAAATCTGTATATACAAGCGCTATACAGAATTTACTTTAATTACAGCGCACACGAAGTAAAAATTCCATATATTTATTGGAAACAATTATTTATGAAATACTACGTTAGCGGTCATATTCAAAGTGGAATATATAAAATAACAAATAAAATTAATAAAAAACATTATGTAGGTAGTGCTTATGATTTATATAAACGATATAAAGAACATAGAAGTGCATTAACAAGTAATAGACATCACAACAATCAGCTTACTAGATTTGTAAACAAGTATGGCATAGATAATTTAGAATTTAATTTATTAGAAGAATGTAAACCAGAAGAATTAGAGTTAAGAGAACAGTATTATATTAATAATAATAAAAACTTATTTAACGAAACAATAGATGTTAAATCGTGTAATAGAGGTAAAAAACTAAGCGAAGAACACAAACAACGAATAAGCAAAAGTATTAAAGATAAAAATATAACACGATCTGAGGAAACTAAAAATAAAATTAGTGAGGCAAATAAAGGAAAAGTAGGTAAATATAAAAGAACAAATAAAATAAAACAAACTGTAGCTGATAAGATAAAAAATAATACTGAACGAAGTAAAAAAATATCTGAAGCATT